TTTGTGACTGCAAGTGAAAAGGCACGACTACAATGTCCCCACTGCTTACATAAAATTCCGCCCGAAATGAAACGAGAGCTGAATATCAATGGTGTATGGCTTAAAGAAGGGCAAAAAATTGACACAAGCGGTCAGATTTTGGGAGAAGGACGCAAATCACGCATTGCTTCCTTTTGGTTAGAAGGTCCTGCGGCTGCTTATCAAACGTGGGCACAGCTAACTTATAAACTACTTACTGCGGAACAAGAATATGATTTAACAGGTAGCGAAGAAACCTTAAAAGCGGTTATCAACACTGACTGGGGATTGCCCTATTTCCCCCGTTCTGCGTTGGAACAACGCCGAGCAGATGAGCTCATGGAACGCAGAGAAGAACTCAAAGAGAAAACCGTACCACCACAGTGTCGCTTCTTAATTGCTGCGGTGGATGTACAAGGCGGACGAAACCGTCGCTTTGTGGTGCAAATTGTCGGTTATGGTGAAAATGGCGAACGCTGGCTGATTGACCGCTACAACATCTCGCACACCTTACCTGATGAAGACGGCGTTGTTGAAAAAATCGATCCACGTTTACCTGATGATTGGCATATTCTAATCAGCGACGTACTCGAAAAACAGTATCCATTATCAACTCACGACAACCGCCTAATGCCGATTTTAGCAATGGCGGTGGATAGTGGTGGTGAAGATGGCGTAACTGACAATGCTTATAAATTTTGGCGAAAATGTCGCAGAGATGGATTAGCAAAAAGGGTCTATTTGGTTAAGGGCGACAGCACCAAACGGCAAAAGCTGATCACAAAAAGTTATCCTGACAACACTACACGAAGCGACCGACACTCATCAGCTCGAGGAGATGTTCCCCTATATTTACTCCAAACAGACCAACTCAAAGACCGTATCAGCAATGCACTTGCGAAAACCAGTCAAGGTTCGAATTACATTCACTTCCCAGACTGGATCGGGCAATGGTTTTTTGATGAATTAGTTTATGAAGAGCGTGGGGCAGACGGCAAATGGTTCAAACCAGGTAAAGGCAATAACGAAGCCTTAGACTTATTTTGTTATGCTCACGCTATTGCGATTTTACGCGGTTACGAGCGGATCAAATGGGGAGATGAACGCAACATACCCGAATGGGCAAGATTGCCTGAACTAAATCCAAATATTATTAACCTTGAAGCCCCACACAACGAACAGGCACAAGCGGTCAGCGTTGAAGAAAAATCAACACCGCTGCCTGAAAAGCCAAAATCGACGACACAGCAACGTTGGTTAAATGGTGGAGAAAGGAAAAGTGGTGGCTGGTTATAAACATAAATAGGTGAAAAATGCGATTAGACCAAATCCAACAGATGATCGACAAATACGTCGAAGCCGAATTAGCGGTGTTAGAGGGGAAAAGTATCACCTTTAATGGACGTAATGTCACCCGTGAAAACCTTGCGGAAATCCGTAAAGGTCGGGAGTATTGGGAAGAACGTTTAAGCAAAGTACAACGCCAACAAGCACATCAAAATGCTGGCGGACGTTTTAAATTGGCGAGGTTTTAAATGAATTTATTTGAAAAAACCATTGCTAAAATCTCACCCAAATGGGCAGCAGAAAGAGCAAAACACCGACTGGTACTTAATGCGTATGAAGCAGCGAAACCCAGTCGATTGCATAAAGCCATTCGAGAAAATCAAGGTGCAAATACTGCAGTTAGACAAAGTGCGGTCAGTCTGCGTGAGCAAGCAAGAGCATTAGACCAAAATCACGATATTGTGATCGGCATTTTGGATAAACTGGAAGAACGTGTAATTGGTTCGAAAGGTATTTATGTTGAACCACAGCCCCTTGATTTAGCTGGCAATGTGAATGAAGCCCTAGCAAATGATATTCGTCGCAAATGGGCAGAATGGTCTATAAGACCTGAAGTGACAGGGCGTTTCACTCGTCCACAACTTGAGCGAATGTTACTACGGACTTGGTTGCGAGATGGTGAAGTTTTTGTTCACCTTGTGTTAGGTAAGGTGTCTGGCTTAACACACGCTACGTCTATTCCTTTTTCTTTAGAAGCCTTAGAACCTGATTTTGTCCCGATGAATAGCAATGAACAAGATCAGAATTTAGTACAAGGGATTTATCTCAATGCGTGGCGAAAACCAACGGGTTATCAAGTCTATTTTTATAATCCACAAGAAGATAACCGCACTTACGGGCGAGTGAAAACCGTTCCTGCGGAAAATATGCTTCATCTTGCATTAGTGAAACGGATACATCAATTACGGGGTGTTTCACTTTTTCACGGTGTCATTGTTCGCCTTGCTGATTTGAAAGATTATGAAGAAAGCGAACGTGTCGCCGCACGAATTGCTGCTGCCTTAACGATGTACATCAAAAAAGGCGACCCTGCGTTGTTCGATCCTGATGATGTCAGTAAAGAAAATCGTTATTTTGACATTGCACCAGGACAAGTCGTGGACGACTTAAAACCAGGAGAAGATATTGGGCTGATTAATTCTAATCGTCCAAACACTAACTTAGAGAGTTTTCGCAATGGGCAACTTCGGGCTACGGCTGCAGGTACACGCTCAAGCTATTCTAGTATTGCAAGAGACTACAACGGCACTTACTCAAGCCAACGTCAAGAGCTAGTAGAAAGTTTTGAAGGCTATGCGGTACTGCAAGATCATTTCGTTGCCAGTATATCACGCCCGATTTACCGAGAATGGCTCAGAATGGCGATAGCATCAGGGGAAATTGAAATCAGCCCTGATATTGATCCAAACAGTGTTTATAACGCCGTGTATTCAGGCCCTGTGATGCCGTGGATTGATCCTGTGAAAGAAACGGAAGCGTGGCGACGTCGAATTGTTGGTGGGATATCTACTGAAAGCGAAGCAATCCGAGCCAGTGGTAATAATCCTGCTGAAGTGAAACGCCGACGAATTGTGGAAGTGGAAGAAAACCGCAAATATGGTCTTAAGTTCGACACTGATTTAACGAATACACAAGTTCACACTGAAAATGTTGTAACGGAAAAGACAGAAGAACCCGACGATAAATAGTCGGGTTTTTTATTGGAGGAAAAAAATGAATTGGTACTCAATCAAAGCCAAATCAAAAGAGAAAGCCGAGATTTCCATTATGGAAGAAATCGGCGGTTGGGGGATTTCCGCACAGCAATTTGCGAAAGATCTCAAAAATCTAGGCGACATCAAGCACATTGATTTACATATTCATTCCCCAGGGGGGAGTGTGTTTGACGGCATCGCCATTTACAACCTATTAAAAAATCACCCAGCCAGTAAGACCGTCTATATTGACGGTCTTGCCGCTTCTATGGCTTCAGTTATTGCAATGTTAGGCGATCCAGTGATTATGCCTAAAAATGCAATGATGATGATTCACAAACCTTGGGGTATTCAAGGCGGTGATGCGGAAGATATGCGTAAATATGCCGATCTTCTCGACAAAATCGAAAATACCCTTATTCCTGCGTATGCGGAAAAAACGGGGAAATCCCCTGAAGAATTAGCAGAAATGCTAAAAGAAGAAACGTGGCTCACAGCCGAAGAGTGTGTGGAGCAAGGTTTCGCAGACAAACTCGCCGAGCCTATTAAGGCAATGGCATCAATTACCTCTCAACGAATGAAGGAGTTCAAATCTATGCCAAATGCATTAAAAACCTTACTTGAGCCAAAAGCCCAAGCAAAAACAACAGTAGAACCGCAAGCGGTAGTTTCTGAGCCAGCTCTTACCAAAGAAGAGCCAAAAGCACAGGCGGAGCAACCAAAAGCACAAATTCCACAAGCCGATCCGTTAGCGACACTTGCAGAACGCAATGCCAAAATTAAAGCAACATTTGCTAACTTTGGCGGGCGTTTTGATGGATTAATGGCAGAGTGTTTAGGTGACTTAACAATGAGTGCTGAACAAGCTAAAGATCGTTTGTTGGCTGAATTAGGTAAAGACACTCAACCGCTTGCTACTACTCATATTCACGTTTCAAACGGTAATATCGTCGGTGACAGTATGAAAGCGGCGTTAATTCATCGTGGTGGCGGTGAGAAAGCGGAAAAAGACAATCCATACGCAGGAATGACCTTACGTGAAATGGCTCGTGCGTCTTTGGTAGATCGTGGCGTTGGATTAAGTGGTATGAACGCAATGCAAATTGTCGGACAAGCCTTTACTCATTCAAGTAGCGACTTCGGCTCAATTTTGTTAGATGTCGCACATAAATCGATTATTAAAGGCTGGCAAGAACACATTGAAGATTTCGACAAGTTCACAACAAAAGGCACATTAACCGACTTCCGCCCTGCTCATCGTGTGGGAATGGGTAGCTTCGATCAGCTTGATTTATTACCTGAAGGAGCAGAATACACCTACGCTACTTTAACCGACACGCAAACCCAAATTGCGTTAGCGACTTATGGTAAAGCGTTCAGCATTACTCGTCAGGCGATTATCAATGACGATATGGGAATGCTCACCAAAATCCCATACAAATTAGGTCAAGCAGCAAAAGCAACCATTGCTAATTTGATTTTTGCGACCATTACGGGCAATGGTAAGTTAGCGGACGGTAAAGCGTTGTTTGATAAGACTCGCGGTAACTTACTGGATAATAGTGCATTTGGTTTAAATACGTTAGACAAAGCGATCCAAATGATGAACGCTCACAAATCTTTTGACGGTAAAACTCAGCTATTGATTGAACCGGATTACTTGCTTGTTCCAACAGCACTTCATACCAGAGCAAAACAAATCTTAGGCTCAAGCTCTGTTGAAGGTGCAGAGGCAAACTCAGGCATTATCAATCCATTGCAAAACATTGTACCGATTGCGAAATCACAACGCTTACAAGCGGTCAGCGCGACAGATTGGTATCTCATTAATAAAGAAGCGATCGAAGTATCCTACCTTGACGGCGTAGAAACACCATTCATTGACCAAATGGAAGGCTTTAACACCGACGGTATTGCAACCAAAGTGCGTATTGATGCAGGTGTCAATGTCATTGATTATCGTGGCTTACTAAAAGCAACGGCTTAACCAACAACTTGTAGGGCAAATTCAATTTGCCCCTACGAATCAATTTTAAACTTTGTAGGAGCTTTTTATGGCAACAAATTTTATCGAGATGGGCGAAGCCATCAAAATTAAAGCAAAAACCGCAGTCAAAGGCGGTGAATTAGTCGTGACAGGTGATTTAGCTGGCATTGCTGTTGCAGATATTGCCAAAGAGGAGATCGGGGCATTGTCTGTGATCGGAGTATGGCAAGTTAAAGCAAAAAGCGATGAAGCGATTGCTCAAGGTGACAAACTTTACTGGGACACTTCTGCAAAAGAAGCCACCAAAACAGCAGGCTCACATAAATATATCGGTATTGCGTGGTCAGACTCGCCGAGTTCAACGGCAGTAGTGACGGTGAAACTCAATGCCTAGTTTGTTTGAGCAAGCCTTTGCTAAAGCGGACAGCGTGATTGAGCGTGTAATGATGTCGGAGTGGCTGATTAACGGCAAGCCATATCCAGCTACCTATGACGAAGCCCCTCATATTATGGAGGGGCTTCACGTTTCGGACGAACAAGCATTAAACGGCACATTACGCACACTCACGCTATTTCGCTCATCAGGTTATAAACCACGGTTAGATCATAAGGTGGTACAAGGCGAGAAAAAATACCTCGTCAAATCTTATCACTATGTCGATCAGATGATTGTATTACAGTTGGAGTAAGCGATGGGTGTCAAAATAACGGGATTAAAAGAACTTGAGGCAAATATTCAACAGCTTGTCAGACAAAAAATACCGACTGTAACAGCGAAAGCAATTAAAACAGTGGGTAAGCAAGCAATGCGAAAAGCCACAAAGTCTGTGGCTCAACAGATTGGCGTACCCGTCAAGACGGTGCGTGGGCGTGCCAAAATGACCAAAGATCCGACCAAACAAAATCCCCAAGCCATTATCCGAGTAAACCGCACTCATTTGCCATTAATTCGGGTATTGGAAGGGAAACGTAATCGGATTGTTGCAAGCCTGGGTGTGTTGCGTGTTGGTCGTCATTCTGTTGCTAGAGGTTTTAAACAAACCTTAAAAAACGGACGTACGCATATTATGTTTCGCCAAGGTAAACAACGCTACGGTATTGATGTAGCGAAAGTCCCGTTATCTACACCGCTTACTGAAGCGTTTAATCAGGAGTTGTCTCAATATCCTGAGCAAGTGAAACAAGAGCTGATCAACCAACTGACCTTTGTCTTTAGGAGAAAATAATGCGTATCCACACTCAAATCCGCTCTGAAGTCGTCGAATTGTTGGAGCAACAGATTAGCGATGTAGAACATTACTACAACGGCAGACCAACGTTTATTGACATTGACGAAGAGCAAAAAGCGATAGCCGTCTTTTTAGATGAGGCTTACTGCGACGGCATTACAAATTGCGATGAGCAGTGGCAAGCACAGCTCAATATCGCCATTTATATAAAGTCTATCGACAATGGCGAAAGTGAACTAGATGAGATCGCCCAACAAATTGCCGAGGTGATGCAAACCACACAATCAGGCACAGGGTTTGAACATATCGACAACCTTGAGCTATCTCAATACAGCTACGAACAAGACCAGCAACAGCGGACTTGGTACGTTGCAAACCTTATTTTTAACATTGAATATCAACGAGAAGGAGTGTAATTATGGCGGGAAAAACCACCAAATTCCAAGGCACGAAGTTTTATATTGGCACAGGTGTCGAAGAGCAAAAGAATATCACAGCGTGTAACGTTAAACCGAACGCGACTATCACTGTTGCCTCAAACGGTTTCAAGGCTGGTGATGCGATTACGATCACGGGTTTAGGAAGTTTAGACGGCACTTATCCGATTAAATCCGTCGATAACGGCTCACCTGGGGTTATCACCTTAGCTGATGAGGTAGATTGGACTGCTCAAGATCAACCGACAGACTTTAAACAAGCTAAAGTCGCTCGAGTAAAGTGGTCAGATAATTTCTGTGCGATCAAAAACATTGAACGTTCAGAAGATACCTTAACGGAAGAAGATGTTACCACAATGTGCGATGAAGGGACGGTTACTGAACCTGGTGAAATTGAATTTGGTTCAACCAAATTAACGTTCTATGCGAAACCTTCAACGGCAATGCAATCACTTTTGCGTAAGAAGTTTTTTGCCAAAGAAAGCTTTCCGTACAAACTGATTTTCACCAACAATCAAGGCACAATGTACGGCACTGGCTTTGTTCAATCTGGTAACAACTACTCAGGCGAAGTGAAAGGTAAGTTTGAAAGCGGTGCAACCATTAAGCATACCAAACGCGATTATCATTTGCCACTAACAGGATAGTTGTAAAAAATTGGCGATAACTGACCGCTTGTAGTAATACAGGCGGTTTTTTATTTCAATAAAAGGAAACCTTATGACTTTACGTGAAACCCTATTATCCCAAACCCCCAAATTGAACCCGATTGAGATTAAAGGCACGACCTACTATGTGCGTGATTTAACCGTTGGGGATATGAACAACCATCTTTACGGCATCAACGTATGGCTGAAAAAGCAAGCTGAGCTCGAAGGCTATGAATTGCCTGCGGAAGAGGATGAGAACTTTGCGACAGCTCTAAGTGAGTTCGGTGCAAAATACCGTTTACCGCAGTCGATTGCTGTACGCCTATGTGATGAGAATGGTGAATTGCTGTTTGACCCGTTTAATGTCGATGATTTGAATGCCATTGCAAAATTAGATAACCAAGTCTTAATTGATTTCAACAATGGTTTAGGTGACCCAAAAAACTCACCGACCGCCGACGCTTCCAGTTAAATTTATCGCTGGCGTTAGGCAAAACCCTTGTTGAAATTGAAGCAATGCCCGAAAGACACTTGGCGGAGTATGAATTATTTTACCAAGAACAACCTTTCGGGCTTTGGCGGGAAGATTACCGCACCGCTCAAATATCGCATTTATTAGCGATGATCAACCGAGATCCAAAAGGCGACAGCCCGAAATTATCGGATTTTATGCCCTTTTATCAAAAGGCAGAAGAAGCGGAAGATGATGACGGCGGTGTGGCGGCGTATTTGGCTAACAGATAAATCCCTTGTATTTCGTTGTAATTCAACTTAAAATAAATGTATTACATAGAAATACAGGGGGGCAATAAAATGGCGACCATTAATGATGCTTTCAGTTTTAGAACAAACACAGAAGTTAAAAATACGGCTTTTGAAGTGATAAAAAGTTATGGAATGACTCCATCACAAGTGTTTAATATGCTTCTCACTGAAATTGCATATACTAAAACAATTCCGTTAAATTTGAATTATCAACCAAACCTTGAAACTAAGTTGGCAATGCAGGAAGCTAAATCAGGTAAAAATGAAGTATATGAATCTTTGGAAGCGTTTCATAAAGCAATGTTAGCGGAGTAAATAATGTTACAACTTTCTCCAACAAATGCTTATAAAAGAGATTTTAAAAAGATTGCTTCTGAGTTAATGTCTAGTGCTGAATATATAGAAGTGATGTATTGTTTAATGCATCAGTTACCTTTGGCGGAGAAATATAAAGATCACCCATTACAAGGAGAATTACAAGGTTTTAGAGATTGCCATATCAAACCTGATCTTGTTTTGATTTATGCGGTTGAAAATAATTTACTTCGCTTGGTACGTTTAGGATCACATTCCGAATTATTTGGGTTTAAAGTCTGGAAATTCAGTGAGAACCAACAAAATCTTACTGAAGATAATGATGGTGATCCAAATACCATGCTTATCAATGGCGTGAAAGTTAAACTGAACCCAGAAACGACCCTATCCCAAATTCTGTGTAAACACCCATTTCAACTTAACGGTGATCGTCTAGGCGATCACCAAAATCAATCATAAATCGATTCATCGCCAGTTTCCAGTTCTGAATCGGCATTGTCCATTTTTTTGATGCATCTTTAATCGCAAGCCAAATCACTTTGAAAACTGAATCATCCGTCGGGAATACATTTCGTTTTTTAATCACGCGACGAATCACGCTATTAAGCGATTCCACGGCATTCGTGGTATAAATCGCTTTACGAATATCAGCCGGATAATCAAAAAATGTGGCAATATTTGCCCAGTTATCTTCCCAGCCTTTCGCCACAAGCGGGTATTTTGCCTGCCATTTTTGCGAAAGTGCGGTCAGATTTTCGCGAGCCTGTGCTTCCGTCGAGGCCTGATAAACCTGCTTTAAATCTGCGGTGACGGCTTTGTAATCTTTCCACGAAACGAATTTCAAGCTGTTACGCACTAAATGCACAATGCAAAGCTGAATCTTCGTTTTAGGATAGACTGCATTGATGGCTTCCGGGAAGCCTTTTAAACCGTCTACACAGGCAATAAAAATGTCTTTTAAGCCTCGATTTTGAAGCTCTGTCAGCACATTCGCCCAGAACTTCGCACCTTCATTTTCAGCAATCCAAAGCCCCAATAACTCTTTATGTCCTTCAAGATTCACACCCAAGGCAACAAACACGGATTTGTTGATAATTCGTCCATCTTGGCGTACTTTCACTACGATACAATCTAGGTAAACAATTGGATAAACCGCATCAAGTGGGCGATTTTGCCATTCCATTACGCGCTCTTTCACGGCGTCGGTAACGCGAGAAATCAGGCTGCTTGACACATCCGCATCATAGAGTTCTTTGAACATTTCAACGATTTCCTGATTACTTAACCCTTTGGAATATAAGGCAATAATCTGCTCATCCATTCCTGTGATGCGGGTTTGGTTTTTCTTGATAAGTTGCGGTTCAAAGGTGCCGTCACGGTCACGAGGCGTCTCAATTTCTATCTCACCTTCATCACAAATGACGGTCTTAGATGTGTAACCGTTACGTGCATTTTTACCTTTTCTAGGCTGATGTTTTTCATAACCAAGATGGTCGGTCAGTTCACCATTTAACGCAGCCTCGACGGTGATTTTCTTGAGCATCCGTGAAAATTGATTGAGGTCTTCTGGTGTTTTTAGGTTTTTGGCAAATTCCGCTGCCAAGGCGTGAAGTTGTTTTTCGTTCAT